TCATCCGGCCTTTCTCCGTGCTCGAACCTCGCCCGTGTAGCTTTTTCGCTCGCGTTCGTGAAGTCCCAGTTATCTGAAATCCCGTTGCCCCAGCCCAGAATGTCAAAGTGTCCGTCTCCGTCATACGCGCCACAGCACCGGCAAGCAAAGGAACCGTTGATCCCCATGAAATACGGTTTCCCGCACACTTTGCACCGGGCAAGCACCGAGGAATCCTGTCCGGCAAATTCATATTCAGCCGCGTGTTGATCATCCGTCTTCTGCCAATAATCGGTTGCGTCAAACCGCATATCGTCATAACCGATCACAACCGGCTTGTGTGAATCCTCACGGAATTGCTGAATCTTGTGCATATCAACTTCCCGCATCACGCCCTTTACCTCAAAGAACGTGTCCTGATCCGGTAAATAGAAGTCAGGCAGATACCGTGTACCATCGGACAGTTCATATCCTTCCGGTTCATAGACGTACCGAATCTTGAGCCAGTTGAAGAACACGGCCCACCGCGCCTCCAGACGCGAACGAAACCGGGAACCGGCATAAATTGTTTCAATCGGCTTGATCATTTCCGGTTTTCCTCCAATTCTGCGTAAATCTGTTCAATCACGTTCTGGATCTTTGGAAATTGAATTGCCATCCAGTCAACGGTCAATTCTTCCTGTCCCATTTCCTTGTGTTCCCAGTTTTCAGCAAGTCCGCTTTCAAACATGAATGCATGAATCACTTCATGCCTGATAACCTTTTTAACGTACTCCAGCGGGTTACCCAAACTGCAATCATCGGGCATATCTTGTATGCTGATCACGTGCGTTGTCTTATCCGTGAACCCATCGCAATCTTTTAGACGCGGCTCATCTTCTTCCGTAGAAATCTGAACCGTCCACAGAGTGCCTAATATCTCTATGTCAGTGTCAAGTTGGAATCTGGCCATCTGCACCATCCTTCAATCTACTCGTGATAATATCGAAATACTTTGGCTCGATCTCGTATCCGAGAAACCGTCTCCCGCACCGTGTAGCCGCTACCGCCGTTGTCCCGCTTCCCATGAATCCGTCAAACACCACGTCACCGGGTTTGCTGTGGTACTCAATGCACTTTGTTATCAGTTCCACCGGCTTCTGGTTCTGGTGTACTTGCTGTTTCCCGGCCACACGGGGAATCTGCCACACATCACCGGTTCTTTTGCCTTGCAGGAATGCGCGGCCCTTGTTGAATAGCAGAATCACTTCATACTGGAATCCAAACGCGGCCTGTAGGTCACCGGCTGTCCATTCGTTCTTTACCCAAACGATGGAATTTTTACAACGAAATCCAGCTTTTTGCGCCGTTTCTTTGAAAAATCCGGCTGTTCTTTCCGAGGTGAAGCAGTAAAACGCGGTATCCGGTTTCAGAATCCGGTAACATTCCTTCATGTACTCCCGGATCAGATCAGGGTTGTTATCATTCTGAATCGGTGTACAAAATTCATGCTCCTTATCCTTTCGGTGATTCGTCCGGTAATTGATCAGATAAGGCGGATCGGACACAATCAGATCCACGCACTCGTTCGGAAGTTCCTGCATCCCCTGTATGCAGTCCATCAAGAAAACTTGCGAGGCGGGGGGGGTCTGGTCAATCACCGGACAAAAGTCTTCGTGTTTGAAATGGTGTCCCAGACTCCCGTTGTTATCCACCCACAGAACACCGTTTGCACCGCATACAGGGCATTGCATCACTTATCACCATACTTCTTTTCAAACTTTTCAACCGCCGCGTCCGTGTTTACAAGCTCGCCGGTCGTAGGATCAATGAAGCATTCACGCCACTCCATATCACCATCACGGACTTCACACCGGGGCATAGGAGCATCAGAATACTTGAGCGGTTCATGGAAATTGACCGTGTATCCTCCTTCCGGGTGTTCATGCCACGCCTTGATATACCGGACGGCCTGATACACGTTCCACGCGGTATCCGCGTCCCGGAATTTACCCACGCCGTAACTGTGACCGGGGCCGTTGAGCTCCGGGAAAGCGTTCTTCCGGGCAAAATCCAGATGTTCCCGGCACTTCTGAATCCGTTCTCCGAATGTCGGATCATGATCACCCTGCAGCCACACGGTCAAGTGCTGGATCTCTTCAAACTGCCCGCACCGGATCCGCGCGTACAATTCACAGGCCCGCGCAACAATCTGCGCTGTCTCCGCATCCATGTGCAGAACATACTCATCACCGGGGATTTTACTGGGCATCCCGAATCTGCTCATCTGAAAATACCTCCGCATCCTGTCCCGCGAGGATCTCCTTCGCCCGTGTAGCCACTTCACGCATCTGCGGGTGAGCCGCCTCCGCTGTCCGCAACTTGAGGAAATGGAGCCACTCGTCCGCCGTTGCTGTCATCACCAGTTCCGTCTTCAAGCTGTTTGGCAGAACACACCGTGCCTCCTGTGCTGTGCGATCTGCGTTTAACAGGTCAAAATACGCCGTTTCAGCGGCCTCACAGCCCCGTTTCCACGCGTTATAGGCCGTAATGTCATCCCGCAGATAGTAAGGCTCTATGACTGTGATTTCCCCGCCAAAATCGGCCTTGCTGTAGTTGCAGTACCGGGTTGACTCCTGACAGTAGGAAGCGGGTCTGTGCCGCACAATCTCATGCGTTACACCCCGGTCACAGATGAACCGCAACGTGTACCAGCTGTGCCGCATCCGCAAGGCAGGATCATCAAACAAGGGCATGTTCGGGGAAGGGTTGATATCCGTGATTGTATCCGGGATATACGGGGCATCGGGATTGAAAAACTCCGGGAAGAAGGGAGCATTTTCCGCCCACGTCCGCTTGAGCACATTCGTAAACGGGTAATCATTGCGGAACATGAAAGAAAACACACCGCGCCACGCACGAATATTGCCGGAAACAACATACGTGTCATACTTGTTATCTCTCCGAGTGAAGGTTAGGTAATCGTACAATCCAATTTTCCGCATCCCGGCACATACCCGCATGAGCAATTTGTACGTGTCCTGATGATTCGACAGATTCAGCGTAATCCGGGCATGTTCAAGCACGGCTTCATGTCCGCGCTTGATAATCCCGGCAATAAACTTTTCCGCGCTGTCCTCCGTGATCTTTGATTCAGACTTGTAACAGACGCGCCCGCACAGTTCTACATGCTTCGGGCGGTCAGACAGGCCCACATTGCCACCGACAAGTTCAACAGACGGTTCAATGATCCTCATAGCCGCAACCTCCTTGCCATAAATTCCGCAACATTACGGATGGTCATAATCATCCAGTACCCAACCGCGTATTCCCACACCGGCAGTCCCCGGTAATAACCGTAGGCAATGTATCCACCCAACAGAATCAGCAGGAGCAACATCACCTGTGAGATACCGCGCCACACCACGAACCAATGATCCCGTTTGGTGACTTCGCGGATCTGCCTGTACCCTGCCTGTGTGTAGCTTTCCTTCGTTCCCCGGCGCATCACTGCTCGTCACCCGGCTTTCTCATTCGTTCGGACTGCCTGTCCGCATTGGAACCGGCAATGATACAGGCGAACGTACCAACTATGAAAACATACAGCGCATACAGCCACAGCCACGCGGGATGAACCCAGAATGCGAGGGCAATCGGTAAAAGAAGCGTCACCGTTGTAGAAAGCATCACGGATAAGAATCCGATAGCCGCGAGAACCTCTTGCATATCCATACCTCCAGTTAATCCTTTGTAAAGAAGTCACCGACCCAGCCCTCCGCGTTAAGGGGCAACGTTGGAGCCCACGGAATAGGCGCGGCCATAATATCTGTTACCTTTTTCAGCATTTCTTTGTTGCTGGCGAACGGCTTTGCATCAATCACCACTTCATCATGCACATGGAAGACAACCGGCAGTCCAGCCGCTTCCAGCCGGTCAAGCGCACCCGCAAGCGCGTCTCGCGCAATGGCCTGTACGCAATTCTCAGTCAGCTTCCCGCCGTAGGTTTCAATCTGCTTCCAGCGCTTTGTGGTCTGGTCAACGCCGTTGTAGATGATGGATGAACCGCCAAACTGATTCGTACCGAGGGAAGGATTGATATAGTACAGACAGCGCCCGGAGGGCAACTGAATCACCAGCTTTGAAACACCTTGCGCTATATCGTATTCACGGGACAGCTTCAGGCCGTTTACAACCGCCGTTCCACCGCGTCCAATCACATCAATAGCCGCACTGTCCATTGCATACCACAGGTTGCGGATCTTGCTGTTTGCATCCCGCCACCGTGTTACAATTTCCGGCAATTCCTCTTCTGTCAGGCCCATATCCAAAGCGCCCATGTTGATCAAAGCACCCGTGCCGCCCTGATAGCCGAGGGCCAATTCTGCAATCTTGCCTTTGGCTCTAAGTTCACCGTTTATGCCGTGCTTGACAACGGGAACACCAAACATCTGACTGGCACTTTCGCAGTAGATATCCTTGCCATCCCGGAACGCCTGTAAACGCCATTCTTCACCGGCAAGCCACGATATCACGCGGGCCTCAATCGCTGAAAAGTCAGCATCAATCAGCACGTTTCCGGGGCTTGCCACAAAGGCTGTACGGATCAGCTGAGACAGCGTATCAGGCACGGAACCGTAGATCATTCGCAGGGCTCCGGTTTCCTTCCGGCGCACAAGATCACGGGCAAGTTCAATGTTCTGTGTGTAAGTCCGGGGAAGGTTCTGAACCTGTACAAGCCGTCCGGCCCAGCGTCCCGTCCTGTTCGCACCGTAAAACTGTAACAGGCCGCGCACCCGGTCATCCGCACAAACACATTCTTCAATAGCGTCATACTTTTTTGTTGAGGTCTTTGAAAGCTCCTGCCGGATCTCCAGAACCCGTTTCACATCCCCCTCTTCCATGCCGTCAAGCATCTTTGAAACGGTATCTTTACGGAGATTCGGCAGGGCATCATCTTCCCCGGTTTCCATCGCTTTGTTCAGCCACTCCAGCAACTGCTTTCCGCTGTTCGGGTTTCTGAGGTTCGTAATCTGTGTAGCTTCCTGCATCAGCGCCTCGCGGGTGACCGCGCCCATGTAGAGCGCACCCTGCACAAGCTCCTGATCCACAGCCACGCCGCGTTGATTGATCGTCAGATCAACCTCCCACTGGTGCTGTACCCAATCGGGAACCGGAGTAAGGGACAGCCGCTTCTCAATCTCCATTTCCGTTACAACATCCTGTGCGTTGTACTCTTTGAAAAGCGCCCATTTATCCGGGTCATGCTTCGGAAGGTTCCGCAACCGCCCGCCGTTTGACTTGGACGGTCTGCAAGGCGCACAGAAATACCGGATAAGGGCCTTGCCCGTGTTGAGCTTCTGCTTGTCTTCCGGCAATCCGAGGGCCTTACCGGTTGCGTCCAGACCGGCTGTATACCCGCAATACAGGCCGTGAAACATCGTACAGCGCCACTGGGAAGGAATCATCCCACCGTATACGCGATCCAGACAGCCATACTCAAACGGGGCATTGTAGGCATGTTTGATGTATTCCGGGCTTGTCAGGGCATCCACAAGCCACTGGGGAACCGTTTCACCGCTGGCAACATCAATCACCACAACCGGCCCACCGTCAAGGGAATAGGCGAAAAGCAGAATCTCAAAATCCGGGGATTGAAGGTATTTCCATGCTCCCGCGTCACGGATGGACACGCTGGAGAATGTTTCAAGGTCAATGGATAAATGATGAATCATGGTCAAACCAACTTTCCTAATTCATTGAGGTGATCCCGGATCGTGATGATCTTCCGCCGTATCGCCGTAGGCGTTGCGCCTTGCGGCAATCCTTCCTTAACCAAATGGCTAACCCCATAGCCGTCTGTTTTCCATTCAGAACCGTCACCGCGCGTAGGGTTCCGGCCATTCTGCCGCTTCTTTTCAGCGAGGTAAGCATCCAACGAACCGGACAGGTCAGCCACCTCACCGCAAATCAGCTTCATCTTTTCACTGGCACTTGCCATTGTCTTACCTCCTAAAAAGAACAGCCGCGATCACGAATGCAACCGCAATCGCGGCAATAAGCGCCTTATACGCGAACGCGTACTTTCCGTAAAAAGCCCTTTTTTTTGCGGGTCTTTCCGCCCACAGCCATCTTGTACTCATCGGTTGTGGGATCCAGATACTTCCGCCAGTTCATAGCGAAATAGGAACGCCAGCCGCCCTCATGCTTCTTACCGGCATTGTTATCCCAGATCCGCTTTTTATTGATCCGTTCCACACCGGCCCGCTTCATCCGTTCACGGGCAATGGAACGTTCAAGAGAACGCAGACTCATGATGTTTCCTCCTTCAAAATACGGGAGCCGGGTACTTACATATCCGGCTCCAGTTCATAGTCACTGCATCATCGGAAGGCCGGTCACGGGATCAATCCGCGCCCCCGTCTGAGGTGTAGCCGTAGTGGGAGCTGCGCCGATCCCGGCGAAATCGCTCTCGGCACTTGCGCCACCGGCAAGTGCTTCACCGTCACGGGTTTTCAGCACGTTGCCCAGTCCACAGCCAACACCGGATTTACCCGCAAACTTGTACGGATAGAACCGGAGCGTCACGCGGGCGTACATGCCGCTGTAAACGTCACGGGGATCAAGCTCCACTCTGATGTTGTCCATACCGACAACCTGTGGCCGCTGGCCCTCATTCGCGGACGTGCGGAGCACCCAGTGTCCCTTGCACTCCTGGCCCCACGGCTCGCCGCTTTCGGGCTTCACGCCGTCACCGTCATACAGGGTCGTAGCCAGCTTGGCGGGCTTCACACCGCCCCATACACGGGGATCACTGACGCCCTTGTCAACAGCCGCTTGCATGGCATTCTGGATGTCGGCCAATGTCGCGCTGTCCGTCTTGGGGATCAGGACGGTCATGGTGTATTTGGGCTTGCCCTGCCCGTTGATCTGGCGGGCGGTATGGACATTCACATAGGAGCAACGGACTTCGCCGGTAAGAACCTTCTGAGCATCATTCTGATACATTTTCTTTTTCTCCTTTACGCATTTTCATTGATAAACTGTTCAAGTGTTTCGATAATGGGCAGGAACACGGCATTTACGCGGATAGCACGTTCACGCGGAATAGCTTTGTCCTCAACTTCAAGGGTAACTTTCACATGATCCAGCACTTTCTGTGTCAAACTGGTTACCCGATTCGCGTTACGCAGAGCCTCAATAACCGGTTTATCCTCATCCTTGGCAACTTCCCACAGCACGTCAACCAGTGCATCAAGTGCCCGGTTTTTACCTTCAATCTCCGCACGGAGAGGGCGAGTTTCCATCATGCCATCAAACATCTGTTTTTCCTCCTTACAATTCACTGTCAATTTTCTGAATCAACTGTGCTCTCTTGCTATCCAGATCGTCTTTTGTCCACTTGTGCGTTTTCCACGATGCTGTTTCATCACGGATTTCCTTCAACAACCGTTCATAATGCTCTTGCAACTCGTAAACCTTGTCGCATTCGCCGGAACACGGATAGCCAAATTCACTGGGGTTTCTGTCATGGTAGGACAACGAATCACGGAAATACTGTTCCGCGTCATCACCGAGTCTGTCACGGAGCATCCGGGCAAAGTCTTCATCATCCCAGATGTTTTCCACCTTGCCTTGAATGACCATCACGTTAGGCATTGGCAGTCACGCCCTTGAAATCATCCGCCGCAGAACTCCACGGATCACGCGGATCATCTTCACCCGCGAGTGTAGGTTTTCCGCGCGGCTTGCTGATCATATCGCCGAACTGCTCCGCGAACTTGGCTTTTCCTACCAGCTTCTCATAGGCTGTCAGGGTAAGCGGTTCGGTTTTGTACAGCACAGCCCGGTCATACCCGGCTTTCTGCATAGCTTCAATCAGCTTGTCAACGTCATCAATCACGCGGTTACTCTTGCCCTCTACCAGCTTCCAACCGGCAATTGCTTCACCGTTCAGCAGGGCCCTTTGCGCGTAATCTTTCAGATCGTTGAACCACGACACAAGGTTTTCACCGCGCCGGAGCAAATCACCGATCTCATCATTGGTCAGCATCCGGGGAAGACCCAGAACCGTTCTGGCCTGTGCATCCGTAACGCCGTCCGCCTTATCCGGGGTGACACATCCGGCGAAATCCTCCAGTGCTGTGTTATGCTCCGCGCGGGCAGGGCATTGATACTTTCCACGGCAGAACTTGCAGTGTTCACCGGGGCAGAACTCTCCGGTTCCATCAAAAGCCATCCGAGCTTTGACTTTGACCATTTCGCCCCAGTCCAGCAATTCCTGTACGGTCATGCAATCCTCTTTGGGGGTGTCGTACAGCCGGGGCTGGCAGATCCCCATTGACACCTTCTGGATTGCATCGCCATAAATCGCGTGGAACATCTTCAAAGCGCCGAGGGCATACAGCCTCATCTGGGGATTTCCCTTTGCATCAACTGGAACGCCAACACCGTGCTTATAGTCCGTGATATGGAGCGTATCGTCACCGATCATGATGCAGTCACAGGAACCAAATCCCTCCGGGATCCAATCGGACAGGTCTACCCGCTGTTCAAAGAAGACGTTCGGCCTGTCTGAATAACTGTTTGCCTTTTCGGTCAGGTAATTCACATAAGCCTGTGCGGTTTCGTGCATTTCCGGGGAATAGTTTTCATCCGCATGGAGCTTTTTCAGCGCCGCATTGAACTGCCGTTTCGTCATCTTGCCGTTAAAGGCTTGACGCGCGTACAACTCGCAAACGCTGTGCGCGAGGGTTCCTTCCGCCGTGTACTTAGTATCACCGGACGGGGGAAACTGTTCCTCAAACCGGGGAGCCATTGTGCAGACAAGCCATCTATGCGCCCCGGACGGGCTCAGTAAGGAGTGTCCAGTTGGGCTTGGCATTGTCATTCCTCCTCAATAGTCGCACCGAGGGCAATCAGATCTTCCGCAAGCTCACCGTACCGGGACTCATTGATCATGGTGATTGCCGGAACGCCGTACTTAGTGTTCAGCAGAGCCACCAGCTGATCCATCTTACCCATATCCGTGCACAAGGCCGCACCGGCCTTTGAAATCTGCTTGAAGGTGTACTTTTTGGCAGGGGCAGGAGCCGGGGCCATAGGAGCCGCTACAGGCTGTTCTACTGGGGCCGCATGGGCAACATGGGTATCCGGTACATTCACAAGCGGCGGGGCCTGTTCGGGCTGTTCTACAGCGGGAATCTCCGGTTCATCTGGGGGAACATTCCCAATGAAGCTGGGTTCCGGTTCTTCCTTTTTCTGTTCCGCTTTACCCTGATTGATCACCATACCGCCATCAAGCTTGCCGATGGCCATCCCGCTACCGTTATTGGCAATGGCAACATCCGCATTCTTTGCAGCTTTCTTAGCGGGGGCCTTTCCGCGCAGGGCATCGGCCAGATTGTTAATTGCTTCCGGGATACCGGGCAATTCAACGGTTACTTTAACTTCAAACATTTTGTCTTTTCCTCCTTCTCACGTTTCCATTGTTCAAATCGCCGTTGATTTTCCGGGTTCCGGTAAAACTGCTCTACCGAATCCAGCACCGTGGCGCATAGCACACGCAACTCAACGGCTGGAATCTTTGGTGGGCAGATCTTCACGTGTGCCATTATCTCCCTCCTTCCTATGAAATCAGCTCGCTTTGCTGTTCACAACATCTTCTGGGGAAATGCCCAGTACGCGACACAGGGCAATAAAATCAGTTGCGAGAAGCCGCCTCCGCCCGCACAGGCTCGCGGACAGATTCTGGGAGGACATTCCCGCCTTTTCGGCAACCGCCTTGATCGTCATGCCTTTTTCGTTAATCGCGTTGCGTACCACGGTAATAATTGCGTCCATACTTTACCTCCTCTCTACGAAACGAGGACAATTTTCAAAACTGGTCTGCATTTCGTGGATACGTGCGTATTCTAATCCACTCTTTGCAGATTGTCAATAGGTTTTTGAGGAAAAAATCTGCAATTTGCAGAAATTTTACTTGCAACGTTATTTAGTCTATGATACAATCAATAATTGAAAGGAGGCGTAGACTAATGACGCAAGATCAATCTGCCCGATCTATCTTAGCGGCAAAGCTGAAAGAGTACCGTCAGAAATCTGGCCTGACTATTTATCAGGTTGGAGAACAAATCGGGAAAAGCGGTAAGACCGTAAGTGCATGGGAGTCAGGTCACGGACAGCCGGATGCAGAAATGTTCATCAAGCTGTATTATTTGTATCAAATGAATTCAATGTCAGAGTTTTACGGGATCACGGACAAAGACAACCCGCAGGACGAGGTTGAACTTATTAACGCGTACCGGAAACTGAATGACGCGGGAAAAGCTACTGTTTTGACCACGGCAAAAGCCCTTGTGAAGAGCGGGGATTTTGCGGCCACAGACGCAGGGGAATAAAGAAAAGCCGTCCATGCGGCAAACATGGACGGCAAATCTTCTCATATAGAAAAGGAGGATCACAATGGCAAAGCCTAACTACGTATCTGTTACCAGTGACAAAAGTAAGAAGGGGGCCTTTTTCCGTTGCCTGATAGGCGGGATCTTTGGCTGGCACTATTTCTATGTGGGCCGCGTGGGCCGGGGCCTCATGTGCATTCCAACTCTCGGAAACTTCTTTATTGTCGGAAACATCCTCGACCTTTGGAAGATCAGCAGAGGAAAGTTTAAAGATAATGTGGGACAGTATCTCCGGCAATAAGGAGGTTTCCTATGGCAGTAAGCGTCACTTTTAACGCGGACTTGAAAAAGGCACGGGGCGAACCGATTCTTGCGGTAATCTATGCCCGGTATTCAAGCCACAGCCAGACGGAGCAATCCATCGAGGGCCAACTTGCGGCGGCGCACGCGTATGCGAAGGGACATGGCTACACGGTGGTGCGGGAATATTGCGACAGAGCGCAGACCGGACGGAACGATAACCGGGATGCGTTTCAAAGGATGCTGTCTGATACAGACAAACACCAGTTTGACGTGATCATCACATGGAAAGTTGACCGCATAGGCCGCAACCGGGAGGATATCGCTTTCAACAAACACCGGTGCAAGAAAAACGGGATCCGCATTGAGTATGTTGCGGAAAACCTCCCGGACAGCGCGGAATCTGTCATCCTTGAAAGTGTGCTGGAAGGAATGGCGGAATACTACTCCCTGCAACTGTCAACGAATATTCGCCGGGGACAGCTGGAATCCGCCCGGAAGCTACAATGCATCGGCGGGACACGGCCCCTCGGCTATGATGTAGACCGGGAAACGAAACGGTTTATCGTCAATCCGCAAACCGCACCCATTGTGAAGCAGATCTTTGAAAAGTACGCGGAAGGATCCACGGAAACGGAAATCATAACATGGCTGAATGAACAGGGCATCCGCACCACAAAGAAAAAGCCTTTCTCCAAATCCAGCCTTGCAACCCTGCTTCACAATGAAAAGTATATCGGCATTTATGCGTATAAGGATATCGTGCGCGTTGAGGACGGTGTACCGGCCATTGTGGACAAGGAACTGTTTGACAAGGTGCAGGAGCTTATGAAGGTGAATCGCCGCGCCCCCTCCCACACGTGGACGCATCAGGATTATATCTTGACAGACAAGCTGTTTTGCGGCAAGTGTGGTTCCCCGATGGTAGGTGAGTCCGGGTTCTCCCACACCGGAGCAAAGCACAGCTATTATTCCTGTGCCGGTCACCGGAAAAAGAAGATCTGCGACAAACGCCCAGTCAGGCAGGGCTGGATAGAGGGGAAGGTTCTGGAAGCTACACGGGATCTGCTGGCGGATGATGAACTGCTGGACTTCATCGCGGATAAGACCTATGCTTACTACCTGTCCGTGAATGGCAATGCGGAACAGAAGACCGTGCTGGAGAATGAACTCGCCTTCGTAAACACCTCCATAGACCGTCTGATCAGCGCCATAGAAGCCGGGGCATTTAATGACCGGATAAAGACCCGGCTGGATGATCTGAACGCCCAGAAAGCGCAAATAACCGCGTCAATCGCGGAAATGGAGCTTGCCTCCGGTTTCCGGTTGACACGGGATCATATCGCATTCTTCCTGCGGGCATTCCGGGACGCTGATATAAGTGACCGGGCCTGTCAGAAACGCCTTGTCCAGACGTTTGTAAACGCCGTGTTTGTGTACGATGATAAAATAAAGCTCGTGTACAATTACACCTCAGACAGCAACACAGTAACGCTTGATACTGTGGAAAACCTTGACGCTGCGGACGGATCCGGGTTCGTACACAGCGCGGGATGTTCCACCATAGCGATCAGGTACGAACCCGGAATAATCGTTTTCGGAGCCGTATTCATGATCATCATAGAAACAGGCCGGGACGCTTGATAGCATCCCGGCCTTTTCTCTGTCCATCAGAACCGATACTGTTTGCTCACATAGCCCTTAGAACTTTCCAGTGTCACGCGGACAACCTTCTTACCTCTGGCCTCTTCCCACCGGTCATGATACTCCTGCGCTTCCCGGCTGGTCAGATCATCCGTGTTCGCAACATTCTCCCGTGTCCCGTCTTCATACCAGACGTACACCCACATGGTCGGTAACTGCAACCCATAGTCTGCCATCGAATAAGACATAGCCATCTTTCCTTTCTGCCCTCGTAACCTCCGGGGCGGGATGTTATCAGAATATCACTTCATCCACACGGCTGCCAAATACCACGATCAGGTAACCAATTGTCTCGCCGTTGGTGAAGTACGCAGGGTGTTCATTGATCCACTGCATGGTTTCATCAATTCCGAAAATCTGCTCAATGGGGTCTTCGGAAGATTCGTCATCGTAATACCCGTAAAGGTGAATCCGGCATTCATGCGCGTTCATGGATTCGAGGTATTCCCGGAGCTCCGGGATTGTGAAGATCTGGTTCCGATTGAAAGCGTTCTGTGTCATGGTTTCGTCCTCCTTCAAGTTGCTTCATCAACCTTACGAGGACATTGTAAACTATAAACTTGCTTTTGTCAATACCCTTTTGAAAGAAAATTTGAACTTTCTGAAAATTTCTTTTTCCGTTGTCAAGTTGGAAGTTCACGCGCGGAACCGGAGCCCAAGCCCCTGCTCCCGTGTAGCCGTGATACAAGTGTCGTTCTGCGGAAGACAAAGAAAAACGGGGAACCGGTTCAGCGGCTCTCCGTTTTTCGGATCCTATGCACTTTTCAGCCCTCCCGCATATAGGTCACATCGGTAAGCACAGACCAGATATCAAGGGCCCCGCGCTTGTCCATGCGCCCCAGCCCGGTCACGTGCTTCATGATGTGCTTCACTTCATCCTCGGTCAGGCCCCGGATATCTTCATGGCCGTCAAAGGCCACCACAAGCAGATTGCCAACGAGCATAACCTCGTCACCGTTCCGAGCGGAGGGTTTGCAATCCTTACGGAAGGTTCCTTCATCATCACAGATGAACACGAACTGCTTGCCGCCGATCCAGCGGAAGGGCATGTCAACCGTTGTGCATTTCAGAAGCCGGTAATACTCGTCAAGGTCACGGCGAATGCGAACCTTCTTCACCCGGCCAGTGCCGTACACATCCACGAATACGGCCAGCATCTTGTCCGCTTCCTGCTGTTTCTTCCACTCTTCCACATGGCGCTTGTTCGCCGCTTCGATCTCCTTCATGATTTCCAACTCCTTCTTAATATCCATGATGCTGCCTCCCTAAACGGGGAAGGGGCTTGCGCCCCGTCCCTTATTCGTCCTCGTTGTCTTCCGGGTCTTCGTCTTCCGCTTCCGGGTCATCCACGGGCCAGTCAACCGGGGTTTCCGTGTAAATGCTGACGACTTTTTTCAGACCATCCAGCGCCGGAGGATTGATGCGGTGGAACTCGGCAACCATCTTTTCAGCGGTTTCATCCACCTCATAGGAATCGGAAACGGTCACACCATCACAGGTGTTGAGCATGTTCGGGAACTCGACACGGACGATAGTACCAGCTTTGACGGTGATACCTTCGGGCAGGGCGTACAGGCGGGCGGCGTTATCCTTGTAACGCAGGACTTTAACGATGTTCTTCATGGGGCTACCTCCTAAAAATTTGTTATTGCTCAGTTGCTTTATCAACCTTGCGAGGACATTGTAAACGATTTTCTTGCATCTGTCAACACCCTTTTGCAACTTTTTTCTGACTTTTTTAAGAAAAATTTTTCGTTGTCAATTTCTGCATTGACAAATAAGGAAAAACCGTGGTATTATGCTATCTGAGGAGGTGATCCATCATGGAACTGTCCACCGCTGAAAAGATCCGGGTCATCCTAAAACGGAAGGGAATGACCGTATCACAGCTTGCGGAAATGACCGGGCAATCCCGCCAGAATCTTTCGCAAAAACTGGAGCGGAACAACTTCGGGGAAGAAGAGCTCCGGATGTTCGCGGAAAAGATGGGTGTCCAGTATGAATCCTATTTTGTCATGGAGAACGGCGATAGGCTGTGAAGAAAAGGTGCGCGGAACAGCGCATCTTTTTTTTGTACCCTTCAACAGTCCATCTTACTTTCTCGCGCGCGCGTATACACATGCGCCACATGGGCGCACAGACGGGTATACGTGTGCCTAAATAGTCTATTTATACTCTATTTAGTAAACTATGTAAGAATGTAAGAAATCATCTATAAGAGTATGAAAATAAAGGGTTTTTGAACTTACATTCTTTCTTACATTCATATTACATTCAAAAAAGAATGTAATGTCTGTTTCTTACATTCTCCAGAATGTAAGATGAATGTAAGACCGTCTTACATTCTTAATGTAAGACAAAAAAAGCGGCCCCCGCCGAAACGGGAGCCGTTGTTTGGGTTGATCAATATTCAGTTTCATCAGGCGGGCGGTATTCCGCTTCTTCTTCTTCTTTGTCCACTTCCGGCAGACCAGCGAGGGCCATCAGGATAGCGGATACCGCGCCGAACGCGCCAGCGGACAGGGCGGCAATCCAATTCACATCGCCCAGCACCAGTGCGCCGGTTCCGATGTATGCCAGCATTGCCTGTGCAAAGGTACGCATGGCGCGAATACCAGCCGCTTTGAACCATTTCTTCCAATCCATAATGAAGCTCCTTTCTGTTTAATCGTGTTCATCATCGTGTGTCGGGAGGGCAAGGAACTTAGCCCGGATATCTGCCATAACACCGTTCTTGCCCAGCTTTTCATATTGAATCCAGCAATTTTCAAATGACTCCCGCGCGTACAGCGGGGCGTAACCTTTGGCCCGATAGTGATTGTAATACTCAATCATCTGAGCCCGCAAAAGGGCCTGTACGCCCATTTGCAGGGCCTTGAGGTGACTATACACATAAACCACCAGCCCTCCAATGACCGTCACGAATGAAAGTATCCAACCCCAGTTATCATGCATAAAATCCATGAACCCCATCGGTTACACCCCCAGCAGTGCGCCGAGGATTCTGTGCGCTTCCGTGATAGTTTTCAGTTGACTCGGTGTAAAGGCGATCATTGTTGCCGCCTGTTTCTCCGTCTGTGTAGCTTCCTCTGTACTTGCAGGAACCTCGGTCACGGTTGCACCGGCGATAGCCAGCGCATTCTGTGTGGCTTCCCCAGCTTTGCCATCCACCGTCAGGCCCTTGGCTGTCTGGAATGCCCGGACAGCCGCCTCGGTCTTAGCACCAAAGATGCCGTCAACTTTACCACAGTCAAAACCAAGCTTGTTCAGCAGGGTCTGGAGCTCGGTCACCGCGCTCCCTCTTGATCCGTTTTTCAGTACCGTCACAGCAGGTGTACCTCCTTCATCCCCGGTCACACCGGAATAGTTTACGTTTTTAAGCTCACCCCACTCATCCCAGTGGGACAGTTTTGAAGTTACCACACCGTACTGTGTTCCTTTAGCTTCAATCACAGTGTCGTTTCCGATATACAGTCCGATATGATGCCGGTTACTGTCCGAGGCCCGATAGAGGAATACCGCTGTTCCCGGTTTGATGGGCTCACCATCTGCGCGTTTTCCCCCGGAAAGCTTTCCCTGACTGGAACAGTATTTGTTCCAAATCGTATTGGAACCGTGGTAAATGGATGCGCCCAGTTGCTTGTATGCCCACACGAATAGACCGGAACAGTCCGCGACGCGCCGTCCGATCCACTTACTGCCGTTTTTGATTGTCATTTCCCGGGTTGCCGCGTTCTGTTTGGCCTGTGTCCAAACTTGGCCGGACGCTCCCCAGATATATCCCCACTTCTCATCAAGAGCCTGTTGAAAAAGCGCAATAAGAGCCGCTACAGCAATCATTTACGCTGCCTCCGATCTTTTCAAAAAGTAAGGACGCGGATCCTTAAACCTCCGCGTCCTGTGTAGCCGTTTCGCTGTTCAGCTGTGCCTCCAGATTAATAATCGTCTGCCGGTACGAACGGCGCTTGACGATGATCTCCTTCACGTCATCCGTGATGGACTTGAGGAAACTGATGATGCCAGTTGCGGAGGTGCAATCGCAAATGCCCTCCAGTGTCTGAATGATTTCATGATCAGATTCATTCAGAAGCGCCTTACATGCGCGGATCTCGGCTTCCATTTCTTCACGGGTCATCTCGCGGTTAATATCTGCCATCTTTGATTTACCCCTTTCTTAGGTTCTTTTCCGCTGATCCACGGTGTTGTGTGGAACAGGTTGAAAAACAGGTTATCCATGTTGCGGACAGTCCGGTGAGCATCCTTGCGCTCCATGTATCCGCGCCATGACATATAGGAACATCCCACTTCCTTGACCGTCATAATTTCTGCCTCAACAAAACGCCGAAAAGCTTTGAGCTTTCGGCGCTGTCTTATTGTGGCCGCGCGGCAGGGCTTCTGGAGCACCCGTCCGGTTGGCTGGAGGAAAAACTGGGTTTTAAGGAAGGTAAATCCACGGCTGAGTCTGACAATCTGCGTCTTCTTTCGGTTGATAATGATTCCCTGCTTTTCATATTCAGCAAAAAGCGCATCCCGCAAAGCAAGGAGCCTGTCTTTATCACGCATGATGATAAAGCTGTCATCCATATAACGGGCGTATCCGTCCGTGTGCCAAACATCCTGTATCAGGTGATCTATCCGGGATGGATAGGCGATTGCGGATATCTGGCTGTCCTCCGGGCCGATGTACAGCCCGGATTTCCCGGTTCCTTTGACAAAGTTCTTACAGATCCGGTTCAAACGGGGATCATAGAAGTGTTGATCATACACGTCAAACATGGGATCATGCTGGATGTTGTCAAAGTATTTCCGAAAGTCGATCACAAGCACGTACCCTTCTGTGTCACGGTATTTCCTGTAGTACCGGTGAAGCATGGTAGCGCACCGGTCTATAGCAAAGGTAATACCCTTGTTTTCAAGGGACGCGCCGTTGTCGTAAATCAGTCCGTTGGATAGTATGGGAACCATAGCGTTTGTGCAAATGGCGCGGCGGATCACGCGCTCTGCGTAATGTAGGCTGTGTACATCTCGCAACTTGCCCCGTTCGACAATCTGAAAGTTGTAATAGCCTTGCCGCGTATCCTTTCCACTTGCAAGTAGTCTGTGTGATAGTCGCGCATTCCGAAACGAGCGCACATTGTACCGCGCAACGCTTCCCTTCCACATGACACCCTTACGCGCGGCCCAATTGGCTTCCATAAGGGCGCTTACACTTGTGCATCTGTTGAAGTCATCATATTTACCAATACGGGCGGCTCTGTGCGCGTCCCGTTTGGCTTTTCGCCGTTGATATCGTGCTTCGTGTCTTTCTGCGCTGGTCATTGGGATAGACACCTCGTAGAGCGTTATTGTAGGAGCGCATTGTAACTCCATAGCGGCAATGGCCATGAAACCGGGTACTCGGCGAACGTTTCCAACGAACGGTTGTTCTTTCGTTCGCCTCCTGTCGCTAACCCCGGCCATGCAAGAAGCGTCCGGCCAGCCGCATCAAGGCCCCCGTGTTACCGAGGGTACTCTATACTCCCTTTCTGATATAAAGTATGTGTATTTACCCGTTTCCGGGAAGGTTGTCTTCTCCTTCCAAACAAAGTCCCGGCTCTGCTTTCCGTCTCCCGCGTGTAGCTTTTATTGTCGCACTCCGGGAGACTTACTCGGTCTGGCCTTATTGGTAGTTCGTTGGAATCAGACGGGGCCGCGATTATCGTTGGACGCGTTGTTGTTGTTGACATTGCCGTTGTTGTTGACATTAACAAAGTTCGTGGCGTTACCAGATGTAGCTGATAGTGTCCACCAGTTGTTGCGGCCATTGAACAGACATGCAGAAAACAACCTGTATCAAGTAATCAATTTAGTGCTTTTACGCCATGCAACGAGAAGAGGTCTTGCCCGGTCAATCAGTTCCCCGCATTCCTCGATTGCGCCCGGTAGCGGATGATCCGCATCCACCTTACCCTTGAACAACGTGTCAATCAGGTATTGCAACTGATCGTCAATCATATCAAGGTCATCAATCGCGGCTTTCTGCATTGCCCTCCGGTCATCCACAAACTGCGGTTTATTCGGATAGACATTGAAAGCCACAATGATATGGTCAATTAGGTGGCGGGCAATCTCCAGTGTGGGAAACGTGAAAATTGGCCGGTATCTCTTAGGAACGATATTCTCATTCATAAAGGCAAGAGTCAATTTGGATCGTAGTTCATACGATGTTCGGTAAAATTCCATTTCGGATATCTTCCGAAACCGGGCAAGCACACTACTCATTGCGTTAGCATGATCCTTTCATTATGCCGCCCACAAGGGGCGGCCGGTGATTGAAGCGTCAAGCGACGCGGAAGCAGACGGGGCCGCGAAGATCGTTGGACGCGTTGTTGTTGTGGACATTGCCGGTGCTGCTGACAGAAACAAAGTTCGGGGCGTTACCAGATGTAGCTGATAGTGTCCACCAGCCGGCGCGGCCAATGTTCCTGTTCATGTTCTGAGCGAACAGCGGATACTGCACACTGCCCATCGCACCGTACTTGTTACAACCCCAAATAGGAGCGCCGGTAACCTCAACCTCGGAAGGAAGCCACAGTTTACCGATGTTTTCCCATCCACCCGCGTTATCTTCGCTCTGGATACCAGAAGCGGAGAAGCGCTTGGGAATGTACATACGCTTTTCCACAATGACATTTTTCAGCGCATCGGGAAGGAAGAAGTACACGCCGCCAGCGGTATAGTCAACCGCTTCCGTTTCGGGAAGATTGCCCGTCCCGTTCGGAACGTTACCGGCAAGAGAGTTGAGGAAATGGTAGCCGTTGGAAGACAGCCACGGATACTGATGATCCGCGTCAAGGCCGTTGTTGAAATTCTTCAAGTTCATCTTGAAGGTAGTGGGCCACAGGGACGCGGAAATGAAGTCAATGTGATTGCCAACCGCCGTATCACCGTACCCCTTATACGTGTTGATACCGGCAATCCTCGCATTGAATTTCGTGCCGTTGGTACAGGTCACAGGGATGTAGTCGGCAACGTGAAGCTTGCTGAAATTACCGGCGCTGATCCGAGCTTTGATCCATGCCCACGGGTCAGAATACCCGGCAATTTCGGACGCAAATTTGGTAGTCAGGTCAACGCCGGGATAATAACGGTCACCGCTCACACCGATAAAATCACCAACGTTGCCGTTGAGATTAATCTGGTCAACATAATTAGCCATGATATAATCCATCCTTTCCTAGTTATGGGTTGTAATCAGAAATCGTGATTGTCATAGTCCCCGTGTCAAGGTTACCATCAATCGTTTTGTCCGCTGAATAACCTGTTCGAATAATCAGCGTCCCATTTTGGGTGTAAATTCGTGCACCATTTCCTGCGGCTGATCCTTCCGCTATAGCACTTGCTTTTTTAACAGCGAGGTTATAAAACATCAGAATCAGCTGGAGGACTCGACTAAAAGACATTACGTACACCTCCTTACTGCGGAACAAATGTACCACTTTCGTTCGTAATGTAGACTTTGCTGTCTGCATCACCTACAACGTAAAGCAGTGACATTGGTGCAAAGATCATGTTGTCATTCATGCCAACAATACCATCCCCGGTTGTGGGCAGAGTTGCTGGCACACTATCTGATATGATAATGGCTTGCATGATCTCTTTCCCGTTTTTAGTTCCCCGTTTTTCAAGGTTTACGGCTCTCATAAGCCATCCTCCTTTCTTCGGTGGTATATATGTAAAAGACGGTGAACTCATCATTCACCGTCTTTACATTTGGTCATCAGGAACTCCCGAATCAAATTAACATCTTGAGAAATGCCCAGAATTGTTATGAAATTCTGTTTACCTTTGACAGATAGACTATCCAAGGCCCTGTCGATGTTCTGAAGCATATCAATGGCCTTTTCCACAGTTATTTTAATTTCATCCATTGTTGTCCGTCCTCCTTAGTTGTTTTGTAATTCCCATGCTGATCCATTCCAGCGGTATGGTTCAATTTCTGCCCATGCAGATCCGTCCCAATGATAAGGTATTACTCTTTCCCATGCAGATCCGTTCCAACGCTTTACATACTTATGCGGAGCCGTATATGTAAAGGTAACAGCAGAACTGTCCACATACTTACTTGCACCCTTTGTCCGCACCTTGATAGACATTTGACCGCCGTATGATGCAGCTATTGACTCGGATATGGTATAAGACGTGCTCGTCAGATCCGATGCAATTACGGTATCATTTATCAGAATATCATAGGTGACGGATCCGCCGTCTCCACGTGAACCAGCTGTCCATGACACCGTTGTACTTTGGCCAGAAGTTGGGTTGACCACAACATTTGTTGCCCCGGTAATCGATGTGCTGTAGGTGTAGCTCACTCCCGAGGAGGCGCTGGAAGAATATCCTCCGTAGGATGCCACGACTGTAATCGTGACTGCTGAAGATCCCCAGGTGCTCGTTATGCTCTCCGGAACCGTATAGCTCGTGCCTGTTGTTGTCGCGACCTCTGTACCGTTTTTACGGATACTGTATGCAATCTGTCCGGAGGCACCGGTCATCGATGACGCGGTCCAGCTCAGCACACACGTGCTGCTTTCTGCGGATGCTACTGCCAGATTTGAAGGAGCCGTCAGCGTGCAGATCCTGGTAACCGTGTTGCTGCTTGCGACTCTGCTCGAGTAATACGCACTCCCGGCGGATCCCTTTACAACGACACCGTATTGGTATTTGTTAGACAGCGTCGCCGGGACGGCCATAGATACAGATCCGGATGAGCTTGTGCTTGTTATCGATGATACAGGAGTTGATGGCCAGGATCCCCACGTCCCCTGACCAGCATCATACTCACGCCGGTAGATGTCGTATCCAACGATACTGTTATTGGTTCCCCCTGCCGCTCCGCTCCACTCCAGCGTTACATTTGCTCCGGTCGATTCAGACGCGGATAATGTAATCTGGTTCGGCGCAGTGCAGCTTGACACGGCAGCCGTAACACTGCCGTAAACTGTACTGAGCGATGAGCTGTATCCGGACGCGGCGCCAACTGCTAAGACTTTATAGTAATACGTCTCTCCGTTTGTACCAGATGCAGGAACAGATCTCGTCCGTGTCCCATCCTGGCCGCTCACATTAAGACCGGTAACATCCAAGCTTGAAATGCGCGAGTACGTCCCACCGGCAGATGTCGAGCGCCAAAACTGGTACCCTGTTATATTGTTATTTGTTCCGCTCCTGGCTCCGCTGTATGTCAGGGTTGCATTCGCACCCGGAAGCACACTCGTCGGAGAAATACTTACCGCAGTCGGAGCTGAACAGGCTGTATACGGTGTGGTAAGATGAACCTTCGCATCATATATGGTAGATTGCTGGCTAACTGATACGTCGATTGTGATGTCAGACCCGACAAACGAACTCGGAAGCGTGAAAACCGTACTCCCACTGCTCCCTACTTTTTTATACCCAGACCAGGACGCATAACTGGATAGGTCGCCATACCTGTCCAAGTAAAAGTTCAACACATTTGTTGCTCCCGTGTTCCCGGCCATAGACGCGCCTGTCGTGCTAAATGTGACATCTATATACGTAAACATTTCCATGCCCACGTATTCAGATTCCAGCCCGGACCAGGCTACTGTTATTTGAGACGCATACGGGACGTTAATCGTGCTCCCGGAGGATATTGCCTTGCCCTGAACCGTTACAGATAATGCCATGCCATCACCACCTATGCGGACGCAGGCTTGAACCAGATGTCCCCTGTCTGTGGATCAGACGGAGCACTGGTTCCGTAAAACAACCGGACGTCTGCCTGAGTCAGTGTAACCGCCCCTGTACGCCCGTTTACACTCGCTACATTTCCTTTTCCGGCCAACACAGAATCAATGGTGTCCATGTTGTCGTTTATGTCCTTAATGTCCGCGTAATCGGTATAATCCGGTTTTTTGAGACCGTAGTTCGTGGTTGTGGTCATGCAATCATCCTCCCTTCAAGCGCTGATACGCGTGCGCGCAGTAGCTGGATCTCTTTAAGCAGAATCGGGGTCAGCTCCTCGTACATAATCGTTGCAGACGCTGCTCCTGGCTGCTTCGCTTCACATATTTCAGGCAGTACCGGCAATGTGTCTTCGTATATGAGCCCGTGCCGGATAGGCTGCCCAGACGGATCCCAAACATATCGGTACAGGACAGGCTTGAGCCTGTCGATAATGTCCCCCATATCCGGGATCGGAGAGATATCTTTTTTAACGTCTCGGCTCGAATACTGGCTGTCTGTTGCACCTCTATACTGTTTTCGGACATATAGAATGCTCCAGATCTGATCCGGAAGACCGATGTTTCCGCGCTCGTCTCCTTCTCCTCCTGCTTCCCCGCAGCAGATGGACATGTCTGTCCAATCACCCCAGTCCGCCTGCTTGAAAACACAGGTCCGCCAATCGCCTTCTCCGACTTGCGCGATGATCTTTGTCTGACGCGCACGCATAATGGCCTGACAGTTGTAGTCCGCGCCGTACTGCACGTCGCACCCAGAGGATCCGTAGAACGCGCGCACGTCTGTTCCGCCGCCTGGCATCTGCGCGCCGCCGGTGTACGTTGTGACCACGACGTTGATATCCTGGGATCCGCTCCTGCCGGTGTAGCTGGATCCGGCATCGTTAAATTTCCAGCTTCCAGCCGACATCGTCCCAGAGAATGTGCCGTCTACGGCCTCAACAGATCCGTCTTCCTTGATGTGGAATTTGTTATTCGCTGTAACCAGACCTTCAAACTTGATTTTTGCTGCGGAGATCTGTACTGCTTGCGCTGTCTGGTTGATTGACGACGCGATGTCACCAGCGCTTACCTTGGACTCGATCTGTCCGGACAGCTGAGTGATGGACGATGACATGCGATCCGTTTCAGATTCCACAGACGAAACTCGGGTCTCTATCCTACCGGCACGGGCCTCTATTTCTGTTTTATTTTCGGAAACCGTTGTCCCCAGCGCAGAGATACTACTTGTATTTGCAGAGATCTGTGCTGACAGGCCATCCGTGGTCAGATCTACTTCTGTCTTGTTTTTTGTTACCGTCTTAGACAGTTCCTGAAGATTGGAAGTGTTTGTCGTCGTTTTGGTATCGACCGCTGTTATGGACGCGCTGAGCCGTGAATCCGTCTGATCCAGATTGCTCTGAACCTGGCGGATCTCCGCTTCAAGTGTGTCAACGTATGCTTCCTGGTTAGTTTTAAGCCATTCATCCCCAGTCCAGACGTATACAGCTGCATCTCCGCTCTGGCCGCCGACGTCTCCCCAGGTGCCGTCTTTAGTAGCTCCCCACGTGTTATCTTTAGCGGTCAGCCATTTCAGCGGGTTTGCCTTGACCCAGAAATCACCTTTGCCCTGATCCGTTGGAGCATCCAACTGTACATAAGTATGCTGTCCGCTTTCAGAAATCTTATCCTCCAGCGCTTCAGCTTCTGTCTTTGTAAAATATGTCCCGGCAATCTGTGTTGAAATGGTCTGTGCAGACGCGCTGATCTGGCTGTTGGTTTGGGCTTTTGTGTAATAGTTGTTCTCCAGCGTTTCTGTTACAGAAGTGAAATCGGTATTGAGACCGTTAAAGTCAATGGCAGTCGTCCATGTTTTTCCACCGTCTTTTGTAAATCCAATTCCCAGTTTTCTCCCGTTAAACCGTCCAATTCGAATCTGTTTCTGGTCATCATCGCCATCAATCAAATAAATGTTACTCTCATCCCAATAAAAATCGTCATCGCCTATTATCTTGACTTTAGACGCGTCCAATTCTCCAGTTGTGATATTAGCCCCATTTATAACAGTACGGCCTTTAGTGGATAAATCCTCGCTTGTTATCATGCCGTACACGGTAACGTCGCCGGTCAACACGTACTTGCGCTCTACTGGGTCAAAATAGATGCTTTGCGACCATTGTCCGTTTGACCCTTTGCGTTCCATTTGGAATACATTTGCGTTAGCGGTCATCCGGGCAACGGGCTCATCATCTACCATAAGCTCAGAAACGAATCCATCCGCACGGTTTATTTTGTTTCCGAAATAAGTTTTTGTTGTTGACACATACCGGCTTGCATCCAGCTGTGTTTTGCTGATGTACGGAACCTCTTCTTCATCTGCGTCCCGGACACCATTTGATAGTTTTAAAGTGGGATGTTGTTGGAGATTTATTGCAATGGAATTTGCAATAACATTATATGTTTCACCCCTGTACATGAGTGAAAATGTGTCACCCACTTCAATGAGCGGATCTACATAAGCCCCGGTCAGAGCATAAGGTCTGAAAGTACATCCGATGATACCGCCACGTTCTAAGATGCATGTTGTTCCGTCATACATCCCATATTCATCCGAAATTTCAGCAGTACCATTAATGATTTGCCCGTTCAAACCGTATATGGTTCCGTTTTTGATATAGATACTGTGCGCAATATTTTCAGCGATTTGATTAGTTGCGTACATACAATCTGCCGCAATTTCAATCCCGGAATCATCTCCGACTGTGAATTGATTGTCTGCGCTATCATTGAGTGTGATTCTCGAAATCGCTTTTATGCCTGTTGAATAGGGGGTATAGTCCTGATATTTCGTGCCCAATTCGAACACAGGGTTGCTTGATGTATCAGGAAAAGTAACAAGACGAATTTGGTTTGTCGGAGTGATAACAAATATGCCCCCATGCGCCGCCGCGATGCTTGACAGCACTTCCGACATCAAAGTATCTTCGTTCGGATAGTCTACATAATACCCCGTTCCGCTGATTATCTGCGTCCTTGAATCGATTGCAACGCCGAGAATACTTGATATTTCATTCAAAGCATCCTGCATAGTAATAGGCCATTCAGTGTGGCTTGTTTTTGTCAGGTACACTTGATTTGCAAGAGACATTGCATCCCGGCACGTCAACGTTATCAGATTCGGAGATTCTCGTCTTTGCGATACCCAATAATAACCAACTGAAGCCCAATCACTTACATCGTTTCCGTTGCGAATGCGCATGTAAACTTCCATCGGTGACGCTTTCGGAATATCGACATTAGCACTTTTACGAATTGCAATGGAAAGAACGCCCGTACAACATCTGCCGATGCACGGAGCCTCCATTAAAGGATTTGTAACAACGGGGATACCCTGAACGATGGTTTCATCGTAGGTAACCCCGTTGACTACATACCTGTATTCAAAGGTGCTGTGCGGTTTCTCAAATAATTCTTTCCATCCGGTAGGATATGCGCGCATTTAAGACACCACACTTTCTCGGATGCTTATCAATGAAAACGTCACATCATCGACAAGCACTCCATCCGCAGTGAACGCTTTTTGTGTAGCTTTAACGCTCGTGTTATAAAACAGTCTCGTGCAAATACCGTCTTTAAGATCGGGGTAGGTGACTTCCACTCCGTCATCATGTCCCTGTAAATCATTTTCAAGCTGTTGACAAATCTCAAACGGCATCGGCCCCATTTTGATATCAATTTTACGCTGATGGGACGTGACGTTGGTGTGCATGTCCTGTCCAGCGTCACGTCCCGCATCTTTATCATTCGTATTTTCCCTTGACCAGCTGATCCCGTTTTTCGCTTTCACATAAGGAGCGTAATCATGCCCGTTAATTTTGAATTCTCCAAGTACGATCATCATATACCTCCAAATGCTCTTTCTCTTCCGGCGCGAATCCCGGTAATACTCCGTTCAAGTGTGTCTCCGTCAATTTCGAAGTTCTTACTACGTATAGCATCGATTATTTCCTGCATCAAATTCAAGACCGAGTTCATATTGTCATCCATGCCAGATTGATACTGTCTAAGATCATTAGTCAATGCAGAATCTTCTCCGAAATCACTTATACGTGTTCTGAATGGAAGAACAGATCCCATTGCGACATCAGGCACGTTCAATCCATCCATACGCGTTAAGGCATCCGCGATACCGTTGAAAATTGATGCTGTTTCGCTGAGTTTATCATTGATCTTTGACAGGCTGTTTACGGTATCCGAATTACCTATATACAGATCAGATGAATCTGAAAATTCTTTCGAAATTGCATCAGCAACATTTGATATATTTGATAGAGCATAGCGCTTTTCGTCGTCAATACCGACGCTCAGTCCATCCATCATGTATTTGCCCAATCCAGCGAATACTTTTGACGGTGATTTAATGCCCATCAGATTCTTAAAGCCGTTAACCAGATTAGATCCGGCAGTTGATAGCGCTGTTTTTGCTTTGCTAGCGGCTGATGTAATACCGGATCCAACGCCAGTTATGATGTTTTTACCTGCTTCAACTGCACTGCTGACTGTTTGTTTGATATTAACCGGAATATTAACCGCTAAATTTGACAGATTGGATACGGCTCCGCTGATAACGTCAGATATACTGCCCCACATGCTTGAAGCTGTCCGTTTAATACCATCCCAAGCGCCGGA